GGTGTCTACGGCAATGCCGCCGGTGCGGAGTGCGTCGGCGAATGCGTCGGTGGTAGCGGTGCCGTTGATGTTGGTGCTTGGCTGACCTGCGGTGGACTTGGTCACGAGAACGCCAGATCGAGTGGTTGAGGTTGATGTGACCAAGTCGGCGGCAGAGTCGCTGAATACCCAAAGGCGCGTGTTGGTTCCACCTAGGTCGATGCGCGGTCCAGTCATATTTGATGCGCCATAGAGCGCACCGTCGAAGCCGATGTTGCTAGTGACCGCGACATTTCCTGCGAGGACGTTAATACCGTTTCCTGCGGTCAGAAGGCCAGTTAGTTCCAAATCAGCAAACTCAGATCCTGCGGCAGTGGTATAGAACGGAATAGAACTTTCCAATCCTCCTGAGCTAATCTCCAAGACAGCAGGCGCAGTGGCTGGGCTAAGTCTATTTGCAAGATAGATGAACGGATTGCCACTTACGACTCGCACTTCGCAGAGGTCGGCCGTTCGAGCCACGGTCACGGAGCCTGCCAACACCCCAACGCTGATTGAGATTTTTAGATAGGCAGCGTCTGCTGGCGTATGGGCGTTTGTCAATGAATCAGGCGATACCGTTCCAATCGTCGCAGGAACGGCAGTTTCAACTCGTTCCATTGCGGTTCCGGTATTTGTTCCATCCTGAGTCAGGTACTGGTAAGTACACTTGAACCTTGGCTGGCTGGCGCTGGCAGACTTCAGGCTGACAAGCGGAACATACACACTGTCACGCGCTCTAGAGGTTGCTACAGGGATGATCCTGCTCAAAACACCGAAGGTGTCCGATGCATATGTTCCAACTGCAACGGTTACCCTAAGAATATTTGTAGACCCAGATCCAGAGTCTGTAACGATTGCCGCAGTAATCCCAGTTGCAGGAGTCCAAGTCCAGTACGGCAGTGGGTTCTCTGCGGTGATCGTGTCGCCAGCTGCATCCGGCGGAATGGCGAAGTCGCCGTTCGCCACGCCAGCCTGAATCTCTCGGAGCGCAGCAGGACCAAAGAGCAGCGCGGTCTCTCCATCGCTCGATGTGCTGACGAGAGGTGCGCCCTTGTCTGCGTTTACGCCGCCCTCAAAGCCGCCGAATCCTTCTAGGTTTGTGCCGTACTTACCCACGCTTACTCTCCTTGAATGAGGCCGCGTAGCCCCTTCAGATACTGACGGCGGAAGTCCGCCTGAATCTCATACTGCACTTGGTAGGTGCCGCCGCCTTCAGCGAAGCGCATCGTCACAGACGGAATGTAGAGGATCTCGTTCGAGCAGTTGAGGGTCGGCGCATTGACCCTCACATACTGACCTGCAAGCCACGCCCTGACAAGCCGGTAGATCGTGCCTGTGGCTGCGCCGCTCGTGATCGTGCCGCTCGTCACCGTCGTGAAGGTAAAGGTGGTGGCGGTTGCGCCAGTGACCGTCCAAGTGCCATTGAGCGCGGCGAATCCAGTCGGCCCTGTGGCAAGTGCGATGGTGACCGAATCGCCAACGGTGACGCTATGGTCGACTGAGGTCGTGATTGTTGCTGTGGTTCCACTTCGAGCTGCAAGGCTGACGGCCGCATCTAGCGCGTAGCCTTGGCTGTAGCCGTACTCCCAGTTTGGGTTTGAGGTCTGGCTCAGGTTTGCACCGGCAACGGTGAACGAAATGGTGCGTACTGGCTTGCCGCGCGTGACCATCGTGGCGCGAGCGAGCGAGCCGATAGCCACGCCACGGTCGGACTTGGCGACAATCTTAGGAGCGCTGAATACCTCATGCGGCAGAGGACCGCTACGGCTTGCAAGCCCTGCGCCGTTGCGGCTGTAGGTTCCTGTGTAGGTGCGGAAGTATGGGTCGTTTGTTGGCGCAGTCGGCCATGTCTGATTGTTGTCGTAGCGCGCATAGGCGGAGTCCGCCTGGACGAAGATGCCCTTGACGATGTCGTCATGGTCGAGATTGACCGAGAGATCGCGCGCCAGAATGCGCGTGGTCGTGGTGGTGCTACCAGTCCGAACGCTTGAGGGGTCAACGACAATCTCAGCAGGGGCGCTCGCGTAAGTCGGAGCTGCGGTCTTTGGTCCGTAATTCAATCGACCGTCGCCATCAATCCAGTAGCGGTACTGCACCTCTGCAATGCCACCTGAGAGTTCTGCTACCTGATCGAGCGCGCTCTGGAGCGTGGTCGCCTTGAAGGTCTGCTTGCCTACGGTCTGCGCGGAGCCTGTGTAGATAGCGCGCGTTGATCCGCTGATCACTGCGGTGTTCAGGATCTGGCGCGTGGTCGCATCGTTGACGAGCGTATACACGCGAGCGAGCAGCCCATTGATGATGTCGCGGTCGGTTGATGCGGAAGAGCCGAGCGTGAACGAGTCCACGAAGGAAGTCGCGCGAATGCCTGTGGTGCCGTTGCGGATGATGGTCTTCTGTAGCCAGCCGTCAGCGTCAGTCACACTCACTGTGGCGCGTGTGCCAAGGCCGTTCTCAAGCATGACCGCGTCAATGCCGGTGATGTAGCCAAGGAAGAGTGGCGTGCTCGTGCTGTAGCGGCTGTCAAAGAACTGCACGCGCGCATTGTCATGGACTCCGCCTGACCGCCACCACGGCGTAGTGCCGCTCGGAGTCTTGGCCTCAATCACATCAAAGGACATTGAGCCACCATCGCCGTCGCCGGACATCGTCAGGGTGAGGCTGCCGAGATCGACATACGGCGTAGTGGTAGATGCTGGTGCTGGGAGCGTGAGCAGATCGCCGCCAGCTCCTGCGCCTGTGACCCCTGCAACAATCAGCGTGAACGGTGCTGCCACTTAGCGACCGCGCTTGACATTGCCTGTGCGCTTGAGCGAGTCGGTGACCACGGTGTCTACCTTGCCTGTGCCGATATAGATGTTGTTGGTTGTGCCTGCCTGTGCTGCGGCGATCAGCCGTGGGTCCACACCAGATACTGCGAGCGAACCCTCACCAAACCCAAGAGCCTTCAGCGCAAGAGGGATAGCGACCGGCAACGCCAGTGCGCCTGCAACTACTCCTGCTGAAACTCCTGCTACTCCTGCGGCACCAGTGGCAACCGTTCCTCCAACACCTGCCGCCACGCCACCAGCAGCGCCGCCCAAGCCGCCAGCAACAGTTGTTGTGACAGTAGCCGCAGCCATCTTTGCACCATAGGCAGCAATGGCTTGATTGACAATCGTGCTGACAAGTGCGCTTGCAAGCGCAGCAGGAACTTGTGCTGCAATGTTGGCAACAATCAATGCAGTGAATGGGTCAACCCCACCCTTGACCAAGTTCGCCGTGATCGCGCCCTTGAGGCCGCCGAACGCTGCGCCAATGCCAGTGACTAGCAGGGTGATTGATCCGCCTGGTCCGAGCAGATCGTCAGCGCCCTTACCAATCGCGCCGATCTTGTCAATGAACTTCTCTACGCTGATGATTGCCTTAGGGAACTCAGACTCGAACTGTCCCATGAGCATCGGCAGTTTGTCTAGGATCTTTGTCACGAGTTGATCGGCGAAGCGCTGAAGCTTCGGAGTCATGGCAGTAATGATTCCAGAGAATCGGTCCATGTATGGAGCCAAGCCCTTGAACAACTTGGTGACTGCTGGCAGGAATGCCGCGCCGAACTGCTCCTTCAGTTCTGCCGCCTGGATTGATACGACATTGAATGATCCCTCTAGTGTGTTGGCATATGCGGCCGCGCTACCCTTGGTCTTGCCAAGGATCGCGTTGAGCGCTTGCTGACCCTTGACCACCTTGGCATTGATACCAAGACTCTTGAGCAACTTGCCGCCGTTGCCTTGGTACGCCTTGCCGACCTGAATGGTCGCATCGGCAAGATCCATGCCGGTGGCGCGAGCAAGTTCCATCGCAACGCTTTGGATCTTCTGCGCTTCAGAATACTTCTTGGTGAATCGCGTGCTTGCCTCTACGGACGCGCGCACCTCATCATCGGTAAAGGCGAGTTTCTGACCAGCAATGATCTGCCGCTCCACCGCAGCCAGAACGCTGTCAGTGCCGAGCTTACGCGCCTTTAGGGCTGCGGTCAGCTTGGCAGTCGCGGCTTCGTCTGCCGCTGCACCCTTGATCGCCGAGACGGTGAACGCGCCAACGCCGGCTGCTACACCAGCGATCCCAAGGGCAACCTTCCTGAAGTCTGAACCGATCTGGCTGGCAGTATTGCCAAGGGTTCCGAGCGCCTTGTTGACCGTCTTGATGTTTTTAGACGCGGCATCACGAGCGCTAATCGTTGCGTTGACTGTGACATTAGCCATTGCTTACTCCTACCCTGCTCGCAGGTTAGACATATTCGGTCGGATGCCAAACACCGCAGCATCTGACCTGAGGCGCTCATTGCGCGCTGATCGAGCAATGCGCTTGATCTTGTCGCTGGCTTCTACGCGTCGTTTGCCTTCAGCCTGGAGAGGGGTGAGTGGGCCGACAAAGTCCGGCTTGTTCCACTGGCGGAGCGACTGCTCCTGTTGGAACTTGGTTGCCGTGCCGTTGGCATACTCAATCTCTAGACCGAGTACCTTGGCGCGCATCGCCTCGTCGTTGAGCAAGAGCACGATGGTCTTAGACATCGCATCCTTGGCTAGTTGGATATTAGCCTCTACTGCCTCAATAACAAAGTTGCTGCCACGAGTTCCTGGATGCTCAATGAACTTACGATCAGAGAACAGGTTGGCGGCAGTCACCTTAGGAATGGTGTGTGGCTTGGTTCCCTTGACGACGAACCACGCGTACCAGGCGTACTTCTTCCCAGCGACAGGACCGACGATTGCGCCTGGTCGAGTGATGCGCGAGCGGCGGCCGCGCACGCTCTTGGCAAGTCCGCCGAGATCTCGTGGAGCCTTCTCGCGTACCGGCTTAGCAAGGGCGCGAGCTGCGTTCACCGTGGCGAACTGCTCTAGCTTGCGAACGCCCTTCCAACCGAGAGAGTTGAGGAATGCCTTCTGAAGCGCTTCAGCCTCAGCGCGAACATTGCCCTGGAGTTCGATCTCTACGGCAGCCTTAGCCACTTACTTGCTCCTTGGTTGGATCTCGCAATACAGACCCCAATAGGTCATGAGATCGTCAGCGGTTGCGGTCTTCAGTATCTCCCAAGGTGGCACTCCGTAGGCGGTGCCAAGTGTGTGCGCGATGATCTCTGGGCTGGTCACCACGACTGACTGTCCGATCGACAGCCGCTTGGCTTCCAGCCTTACGCGTTTGGGAGTGCTGAGATTGCGGTTGCCCACTTCTCCATCGATGCCGTGATGGCAGTGACTGGAGCGTCAAGGATGTCATCGGTGGCGTTGCCCTCAATGTCCTTGAAGTTGTGGCTCACAACCAACTTAGCGAAGGCTGCGAACTGGACGGCCGTGTCGCCCTGTAAGTCGATCAGGATGCGAGCGCTTACATTGCGTCGCAGTTCAATCGTCCAACCGGCATACACGCCGTCTAGCTCAATCTTTACCGTGTCCATATTGACCCTCCTACTAGCGCCCTAGGCGCTGCTCTTTACGGCGCTGTTGCCAGCGGCGAATCCACGATGATCTCAAGCGACTTGCCTGAGGTCGTGTCGAACGCCAGTCGGCAGGTGACCTCGTTGACCACCACGCCCTCGTTATCCGCTGAGAGCGGAACGATGTTCTCAACTTCCCACGATCCGAGAATCCACACGCCGTAGTTATCGGCAGTCGTGCCGAACAGGCGCAGGTACTTCTGGGTGGTAATGTCGGTGATTGGGAAGCTCGTCGTGGCTGCCGTGTTGCTCGCCACCGTGAAGGTGAGCGTTGCATCAAGCACGCCAGTCAGCGCGGCCGTCGCAGCCGTGAGGCTGCCATCGAGCGCCGTGACCATCCCCACACCGGTCGTGACCGACAGGTTGAAGTTGTAGATCGTGGAGTAGTCGGTTGCTCCTGTTCCGGCCTTGTTTGGGAAGTCGGTATCAATGCTCAACTTCATCAAGCGCCCAGGCAGGAATGGGTTGGTTGGGATCGCGTTAGGGAACGCGAGTGCCGAGCTGGCGACCGTAGTCGCTGCAAAGGTTGCGCCCATCTGAAGCAGGCCGTTCGCATCTGCGGAGAAGGTGATCTCGGTTGGCGCTGCGTCTCGAACAAGATACTTCTGCACGCCGTCAGTCACAAGGAACGAATAGAACACGAGCGTGTCAACATCGGTCTGTGTTGGCGACCAAGTCCAGGTGTACGGCGTAGCCGTGCCTGAGGTGCTTGCGCCGATTGCGTCAAGGACGAGCGGCAGGGTGCGGAGCGATGCAGGACCCTCAGCAATGGTGAGGACTGGTGCGCGTCCGGTGATCGTTGGCTGGCTCGCCTGAATGGCGGTGCGCCGACCGACTGATACCGTCTCGCCGAGATCAACGGTCACGCCCAAGTCGAGCGATCCGACAGTCTCGTTGAAGAGAATCTCGCCTACGGCGGTGCCCATGGAGGCGGCCGTGCCGAAGCCAGATTGCGACGCAGTAGCGATTCGCGTCAGAGCCTTTGCGCCGAATGTTGGCATCTCTCGATCTCCTTGCTTTACGCGGTGAAGGCAACCGTGTCGTACACGGTGACTTCCGCACTTGCCTGAACCGTCAGGTAGTCCTGATCGGCATATGTGTCTGTGCCGAGTGTAGTACCAGTCACAGCGACCTGAACGGCATTTCCACTAATCGTCACAGCTCCGTCGAACACGGTGCGTAGCCACGAGCGCCAAGTGTAGAGGTCACGGTACTTCTCATCCATCCGTGGGATCGGTAGCAGGTAGATGACAATGTTGACCGTGAGCACCGTGGTGCGGTTGCCGTTGCCGATGCTGATCTGGTCGCCACCTGGGAAGAGGACCGCGCACGGTGTGATTGGGAGTGACTCCGGCGGAGTGGCGTAGCACTTGCGGAGCGTGTACCCAGCAGGGTCTGTCGCAGCCTCTACGCGCGTGGCGATGGCATCAAGGATGGTCAGGTCGGTCATCGCGCCAAGCCGTTGCGCTTCCGATACGGCTCAAGGATGAGCGCAGCCTCTGGATGCAGGGCGCGGCTCATGCGGAGGATGCCGCCAAGGTCAGCCGATCCGATCACGCCGAATGGCGCGGTGCGGCTGTTCCAGACAGCGCCAGCCTGAATGATCTCCGCCTGCTTGACCGCAGCCGGTACGGCTGGGAAGCCGAACACGCCGACCACCTTCACGCCGAGATAGA